TTGTGGGAAACCCCAGAACTCCCAAACGCAGATCAAACAGACTGGCTCCCCAATGAAGAAGCTCAAGACTTAGGCAAAATATACAAACAACGCACGGAAGAAGGTATCAAACGTATAGAGGCTGAATACGGAATCAAACTCAATGCTAAAGAAGTCGGAGATGAGAATTATAATGATTTTTTAGAAATAGTCCTCACACCAGAACTTAAAGAAGCATTCAAAACAGTCATTTATAATCGTGGCGGTGCTGTGTATAAAAAACCTCTTATGAATCTTAAGTATTAGGAATACTACATGACGACTGGCGCCAACCTAGAGCAATTACCCGAAGAAGTATTAAAAGAGCACCTAGAATTAGCAGAAAGATTAGAAGAACTTGAACGAGTAGAAACTTGTCAAAGTGATTTTTTATCTTTTGTCAAATCTCAATGGCCATCCTTTATACAAGGTGCGCACCATAAAACCATGGCGGAAGCATTTGACCGCATAGCTAAAGGTAAAATAAAACGACTCATTATTAATATGCCTCCACGGCACACGAAGTCTGAATTTGCGTCCCATATGTTTCCCGCATATTTAGTGGGTCGTAATCCGTCGCTCAAGATCCTACAAGCAACACACACCGCAGACCTCGCTGTTAAATTTGGTCGTAAGATTCGTGACTTAATGTTAATGGAAGATTTTCAAAAGATTTTTGACTCTGTAGCCATTAACCCAGACAGTAAGGCAGCAGGCAAATGGGAAACGCAAGACACCACCAACCCCAAGCTCAAAGGGGAATATTACGCAGCAGGTGTGGGCGGTGCTTTGGCGGGTCGTGGTGCGGATTTGTTTATTATTGATGACCCCCATTCAGAGCAAGACGCCATGAATCCAAAGTCCATGGACGATGTGTACGAGTGGTACACTTCTGGTCCACGTCAACGTCTTCAGCCAGGAGGAGCCATAGTCATAGTCATGACAAGATGGAACGTCAATGATTTAACAGGTAGATTGCTTAAAGATGCAGCTCGTGATCCTAAAGCGGATCAGTGGGAAGTTATCGAGCTTCCCGCCATATTGCCCAGTGGTAAAGCACTGTGGCCAGAGTACTGGAAGCTAGAAGAATTAGAAAGTGTCAAAGCAAGTTTAAGAGGTGGACCAAAGTGGCACGCTCAATACATGCAGAATCCAACCTCAGAAGAAGGCGCACTTATAAAAAGGGAATGGTGGATGGAGTGGCCAAATGAAAAACCACCTAAATGCGAATATTTGATTCAAAGTTACGACACCGCTTTTTTAAAATCAGAGATGGCGGACTATAGTGCGATAACCACGTGGGGAGTATTTTATCCAGAAGGTCGTCTAGGCGGTGAAGAAATTTACCACGGCGACGCACCACATATTATTCTACTAGACGTAGTTAAAGGTAAATATAATTTCCCTGAACTTAAAGGTCAAGCCTTTAAACAATACGAACATTGGGAACCTGACGTAGTTATCATAGAAGGTAAAGCGAGTGGTATGCCCCTTACGCAAGAATTGCGTAACGTAGGAATTCCTGTTCAAAATTACGTTCCTTCTAAAGGCAACGACAAAGTAGCAAGAGTCAATAGTTGTGCTCCGTTGTTCGAGTCAGGTATGGTTTGGTATCCTGATACTATTTGGGCAAAAGACGTAATAGAAGAATGTGCGGCATTTCCTGCGGGAGATCACGACGATTTAGTAGACTCCACAACTCAAGCCTTAATGCGATTTAGACAAGGTGGTTTTGTTAAGTTGCCTTCGGATTATGAAGAAGAGGTTTTATATAAGAAGAAAATGAGTTATTATTGAAACATACGAGGATAGAATAATATGGCAATAGAAGCGCAAAGATATCCACAAAAAGGTTCACCCGTAATTCCCCCAGAGGAAGACGAGTTAATAATAGAAGTAGCTGAGGAAGATCCAACAGCTGGTGGGGTTGAGTTTCAAGTAGGGCAAAACGGTGAAATGTTGCCCATGGAAGAAGGCGCAGAAGCGCAAGAAAATGAACACAACACCAACCTTACCGAAGTTTTAGAAGAAGGTTTTCTTGGAGAAATATCAGGCGAACTGATAGGAGCGTATCAAGAAGACAAAGAATCCCGTGATGATTGGCTTACTGCTTTTGCCGATGGTTTAGATTTACTAGGCATCAAATCAGAAGACCGAGATATGCCTTTTCCAGGAGCAAGTGGAGTAACTCATCCATTATTGTCAGAGGCAGCAACTCAATTTCAAGCACAAGCCTATAAAGAATTGCTCCCAGCCAATGGTCCAGTCAACACTAAGGTCGTAGGCGCAGAATCTCCCGAAACAATGGCACAATGTCAGCGTGTGAAGGAGTACATGAACTACCAAATCACCGAAGAAATGCAAGAATACGATCCAGATATGGATAGTTTGCTGTTTTACTTGCCTTTGGCGGGAAGTGCCTTCAAAAAAGTCTATTTTGACTCATTATTAAACCGTGCGACGTCTGCTTTTGTAAAAGCGGAGGACTTAGTCGTTAGTTATGACACAACAAACCTAGAAACTAGCGCAAGAATCACTCATGTTCTTAATATGACGGGAAATGACATCCGAAAAATGCAATTAAGCGGAGTTTATCGGGATATTGAGATTGGCAACCCTGGAGAAATGACTTTAGACGAAGCAAAAGACAAAATTGACGAGTTACAAGGGTTAAGTAAGCCAACTAGCGACGCAAATGAGTACACTTTACTAGAAATTCATGTAGATTTAGAACTGGACGGTGTGGACGAGTATGAATATGCCGTACCTTATATAGTAACTATTATTGAAGATAGTGGCGAAATTCTCGCAATTAGGCGGAATTGGGCACTAAATGACGAATTATTCCGTAAAAAGGAGTATTTTGTGCACTATAAGTTCCTTCCAGGGCTTGGTTTTTACGGTTTTGGCTTAATTCACATGATTGGCGACCTAACTAAGTCCGCTACAAGCATTTTAAGGCAATTAATTGACGCAGGAACGCTAAGTAACCTTCCCGCAGGGTTTAAAGCCCGTGGTATGAGGGTTCAAGGCGAAGATGAGCCTCTCAGACCAGGAGAATTTAGAGATGTTGACGTTCCAGGAGGAACAATCCGTGATGCCTTAATGCCGTTACCTTATAAAGAGCCAAGTAACGTATTAAGTCAATTATTGGGCATTTTAATTGATTCAGGAAGAAGATTTGCGAGTATTGCGGACATGCAAGTCGGCGATATCGGTAGTCAACAACTTCCAGTGGGAACTACGGTAGCAATGTTAGAAAGAGGCACTAAAGTAATGTCTGCTATTCATAAAAGGCTACATTTTGCCCAAAAGAAAGAATTTAGGCTTTTAGCAGGTGTTTTTGCAAGATCACTCCCGCCAATTTACCCCTACGCAGTAGCAGGGGCAAGTCAAGAAATTAAAGCACAAGATTTTGATGACCGTATTGATATTATCCCAGTAAGCGACCCTAACATATTTAGTATGGCACAACGTGTGATGTTAGCGCAACAAGAACTACAAATGGCGCAAGCAGCACCAGAAATCCATAATTTACGGGAAGCGTACAAAAGAATGTATGAAGCACTAGAAGTCAAAAATATTGACTTACTTTTACCGCCTCCACCAGAAGTTCCACCACGAGACCCAATTAGTGATCAACAAGCATCAATTATGGGTCAACCTATTAAAGCGTTTGAGTTTCAGAACCACGATGCGTATATAGCAGCACATTCTGCGTTTTTACAGAACCCACAAATGCAACAGAGCCCAGTAGCACTTCAATCAATACAAGCTAATATCCAAGAGCACATAGCAATGGGATACAAGCAACAAATTGAACAAGCACTAGGACAACCACTACCACCGCTTGATCAAATGCAACAAATGCCACCAGAACAAGCTCAGCAATTAATGAATGAAATAGCCACCGCAGCAGCGACAGCAACTCAACAAGTTACAGGTCAGCAAGAAGCCCTCATGAAAGCACAACAAAATGCTCAAATGGATCCGATTGTAGAACTTAAGAAAGAAGAAATTGCACAAAGAGCTCAAGGCGATGCTTTACGAGCAGAGGTAGATCAGGCTAAAATAGAATCACAAGAAGCAATCGCAGAAATGAAGGTTGCTCAAGATAGAGAAGAAGCCTTGTTGAAAGCACAAGGGGATATTAACAAAACGTATGGTCAAATATTGAAAGATGTAAGATCATCCGATACAAACACAAAAGGTGACTAAATGAAAGATACCACTAAATATAAAAAAGTGAGTTTCCCAGCTCCTAGAAAAATTAACTTGGCTAAACCAGTTAAAGGCACTACGGTTCTTAATGCAACCAGTAGTAGTGTTTTTGGCGATGGGCAAAAAACAGTTCAAGGTAAGGGTGCTGCAACTCAAGGTATTAAGTTTAATAAAAGTCCTAGCGGAGCTCGATAAAACCAGTGAGTGATTCTCCAGAAGCGTTTGTCTACAATGCTACACTAGACCGTATTATTGACGGAGACACATTTGATTGTGTCTTAGATCTTGGCTTTGATGTAAAACTACACAAACAAAGAGTACGTCTAGCAGGTATTGATACACCCGAGTCTAGAATCAACACAAAAAGATATCCAGAAAGAACTCAAGAAAAAGTTATGGGCAAAGCTGCAAAAGAACGATTAAAAGAACTTTGCACAGGTAAGTTCAAACTTAAATCTTTAGGCAAAGGAAAGTATGGAAGAATATTAGGTGTCCCGTACACAGAAGACGGTGAAGATATTTGTCAAAAATTGATATCAGAAGGTCATGCTGTTGAGTATTGGGGCGGAAAGAAAGTAAAAATCTGGGGAGTAGAATAATGCCAGGAATGTGCGAAAGAAAAAGATACATGAGAGGAGAAGGTAAAACCTCTCGTGGAGACTACGGTAAAAAAGGCTACGGTCATGGCGGAGACGTCAAAAAATATGGTGGTGGCGGTAAAGTCTATAAAAAGAAAAAATAAATGGATCCAGTTTATTTAGTACAAAAAGTTTTAAAAGAACTTCGCCAAAGACAAGCAGACTTAACTGAAGTCTTAAAAACAGGCGGTGTTCAAGATTGGGAAGGATACCAAAAAATTCTCGGTGAACTATCAGGTCTAAGTTCCGCCGAGAGAATAATAATAGACCTGCAAAACATCAAGGAGCAAAACGATGGCAGTTGATGCACAAAAAGTAGAAGAACCAAAAAGTAACCCGATCCCAGACCATGTTCCAATGGAAAGGGAAACAAAACCCGAAAAGGAAAAAGTAGAGTTCACACCTGAATCAGTTCAGGAAGATGCATCTCTGCTAGAAAAACTTCCCGACCCAACAGGATATAGATTATTGATACTTCCCTTTAGTCAGAAACAAATGACCAAAGGCGGAATCATGTTAGCCGACTCTTACCTTGAAAAAGAAAGATTAGGTACTAATGTTGGTTTCGTAGTATCATTGGGACCAGATGCTT